ATGGTAGTCAGGCTATCACAGTTGGGCTCAATACCACAAGCACAGCCACTACAGGCACTTATTACGTGCCTTTTGTATCCAGTAATTCGGCTGGAAATCAGCAAGCATATACTAATGGTAATTTTAGTATTAATCCAAATAGTGGAACGTTGTCGCTTGGTGGCGCTATCAATGCCACCAATTTGCCATCCAGTTCCACTATCGGTGCCAGTGTTAGTATAGCAGCCAACGCAAGTGTAAGCGGAACCAATAGAGGTGATCAGGATCTAGGTGGATATCTCACAACATCCACCGCTAGTGCAACTTATGCACCATTGGCCAGTCCAACATTTACCGGCTATGTGACAATTCCTAATACTTTGAACATGTCTGCAGCAGCAGGATCTCCAAGTATAAGTTTTAATAATGGCGGAGTTCTGACTCCCCAACAAACACTCGGTACATATCAAGGAGTTGGAGCGCAGACCTCAGTGGGCCTGGTATTCGGTCATGCATCGCCTGGTGGCACGCCAACAGGAGCCACCTATATTGAAATTGGCAATACTGCTACTGCCGACGGGTCCAATGCTCAACTATGGGTAAAGTCAGACACAAGTCAAATACAGGTTTTGTCACAGGCCAGCGGAAATTCTTCGGCAGCAGGTGGTGGATCTGCAGGGTTGTATGGCAATTCAACTAATGGCATGTTCCTGTGGGAAAATACTGGAAGTGTTATAAAGTTTGTGATAGGCAGCAATTTATCCACACCACAACTGAATATCACCAACAGTGTAAGTACAGCCACTAGTACCACTAGTGCGCCTGTTACAGTTTCTTCAGGTCTTGGTGTAAATGGCAATGTTTATGCTACCAATTACTACGGCAATGGCAGTAATTTAACTGGGATTACTTCTCCAGTTACCAGTGTGAACGGTCAAACTGGAGATGTCACATTACTAGGGCTAGGTTTTCTACGTGGTGTTGACACTGGTGGTAATTATGTGAATGGATATCAACAGTTTCCTGGAGGACTGATAATACAGTGGGGGCAAATTAGCCAAGCCAATAGAGCAACTGAATATGACTTTGGCACACTGTCATTTCCAATAAACTTTCCAAATGCCTGTGTGAGTGTTACTGCCACAATATGGAGTGGGGATTCTAGTGCGGGATTGGCGGATAATTTTGCAGTGGTTCACACATTTAGTACTACATCATTTAATTTATGGAGTGGCTCAACTGTTACTGGAACAAGAACATACGGCATCACGTGGATGGCAATAGGATATTAAAGGAATAACATGACATCAAAAGTTAAAAGTTCAATGCTGGATGCACAAAGTTACATCAATGCAGTGAGTGGCAGTTTAAGCAGTCCGCAGTCCACTTTGAGTGGTTTCTGGAAGCTGGACCAAGCGTTAACGGGCAGTTTGCATGGCAATGCAGATACAGCTAGTACCTTACAAACTTCCCGAAATTTAAACGGCGTCGGTTTTAATGGCAGTCAAGATATTACTGTACCGCTTAACACTACTACTACAACCTCTAGTGGAAATTATTATATTCCATTTGTTGGCAGCAACTCATCTACCAACCAAACAACCTACGTTAACGGATCACTGTACTATAATCCAAACAACGGTACAATAACCGCTAACTCATTATCACTTAGTGGTAATATAAGTGCTAATAATTTTTCAGGGTCAAGTTCAGGAACTAACACAGGCGACGAGACCGCTAGTACAATTAAATATAAATTAGGCATCACTACGTTGTCTGGATCTAACACAGGTGATCAAAATTTAAGTAATTACGTTCAATCAAATACCACGCCATCACTTTCAGGATTATATTTAGAAAATTCATCTAATCCAAGCGGAGATTCTGGATCCATTTATTGGTATATCGCCGGCCTTTCTGCTAACACAGTATTTAGAACGTATCAACGAGCTGCTGACAACAACATAGTTACAACTTATTCATCTAACCTGTTCGGGCCTGGAAACGTTACTACAACCATATACAACATGGACAGTAGTGGAAATATTACAACACAAGGAAATATTACAGCTTATAGTGATATCACGTTAAAAGATAACATAATAAACATTAAGGATGCTTTAAATAAAGTAATTCAAGTTAATGGTGTAATTTATACACGTAAAGATTTAGAAGATAAACAAAGACGCTACACTGGCGTTATAGCTCAGGAAATAGAAAAAATATTACCAGAAGCTGTAATGTCAGATTCGGATGGAATAAAAAGTGTAGCTTATGGAAATCTTGTTGGGTTATTGATCGAAGCCATTAAAGAATTAAATGATAAGGTCGATAATTTACAAAAACAATTAGACGAGAAAAACAATGACACAACAAACAATTAATATAGGCGCGGTAGCCAACGATCAAAGCGGGGACACTTTACGTGTTGCATTTAGCAAAGCAAATGCAAATTTTACTGATTTGTATACTCAAATCAGTGGATTAGAATTTGATGCCGTTATTCCTAGTCAAACAGGAAATAACGGAAAATATCTAACTACAAATGGTTCAGCACTTAGCTGGGGTACTATTAGTACTACAACAAATTCTTTAGTTAATGGTAGTTATAGTTTGACTCTTGGTAGTAACGGTTCTTTAACATTCCCAGATAATAGTACACAAACTACAGCGCCATTACCGTATGTAAAAACTGCTTATAATGTTTCTGATGCAACCGTGACTATGGGTATAATTACTGTTTCGTGGTCTGCTCAAGTTAGTGATGGGCCTCGACTTGTTTACACTATATCAAACTCGTCAAACATTACAATGCAATATACTGTAACAAATATTATTGCAGGAGTTACAACATCTGAGTCAGATGTATGGACCCAACATCCTAGCGATCCTCCCTTCTTCGCGGGTGCTCTTGTTAATCTCGGAGATATTCAAATTATGTATCTTCAAGATATGACGAATCATAAAATCTACAGAATAACTGGTGTGAATACCCAGGGAGGCAGTAGTGGTGGTCACGCATATGGTAGCATACTAATTGAACAAATCATTTGACGGTAAATACACTAAAGAGAGCGAACTATGACTACATTATTATTACCAGTACAGCTAGGAACATACGCAAATGACGGCACGGGCGATGATTTACGCACCGCATTTACGCGAGTAAACAACAGTTTTGCCGCGTTGTTAGGTGCTGCGCCTATTGACGGTGCTGTAAACTTAGGCCCTACAACTGGTAATGTAGCGGGCATTTTTTCGGATAAAAATAATCTTAATTTAGAATTTAAAAGTTTAACTAGTGTCGGCGATACTGTTGCAATTACTAGCACAAGTACTACGGTAAACATAGAAGCTATTACAACTGTAGCGAATGATACAAATCCTAGTCTAGGTGCAAATTTAAATTTAAACGGACATAATGTTACCAACGGCAACATTCAAGCAACTGTAGACGGGTACGATATTAACATACTAGCAAACCAAGTAGCACTAATGCTAGCGGCATTTACAGCCAGTAACAATGCAGGATTAAACATAGATTTTGGTAGCATAACAAGTCCTGCAACTCCTTCTATAGACATGGGCACTATAACACCTGTGACAAACGCTAATCAACTAGATTTTGGTACATTCTAATATGGCAGTTTTTAATCCATGGACCGTAGCATCAGGGTACAATTTAGGAAACTTCGAACAAGCAGTTTCTGTTAGTATCGCATTGCCGGTAAATGTTCAACAAGGTGTTACATATACTGTTATCTCTGGTACTATCCCAGACGGATTAACTGTAAGATATGACACAACTTCTTCCGCTTGGAAGATAATTGGCACTCCATTTTTAACATCAAACAACACTAATTTTACATTCTGTGTAAGAGCCAGTAATGGTGTTAGCATAAGTGACAGATCATTTATCATGGTTGTTTATACTACAGCCGTTCCGGAATTTATTACACCCGAAGGCGATCTACCTGTAGGAGTTGGTGGACAATTATATGCATTAGATAGCACTTACATCAGTTATCAAATAGATGCATACGATTACGATACAACTACAGGGCAACCTCTAACGTATTATATTGCAGATAATGACGGAGATTTGCCACCAGGAGTTACATTAAGTTCTACAGGTCTTATTAGCGGATTTATTCAACCAACACTAGAAATTAGTGTCGGTGATGGTGATGGAAATTTTGATGAAAGTTTGTTCGATCGGGTTGGTTTCGATTTTGGACAAACACCTACCAATGGTTACGATAGCTATACGTATGATAATGTATTCTATGACTATTTTACATCCAATGTTCAACCAGCTAGCCTAAGTGCTAACTATCAATTCCGTGTCACTATTACAGATGGTAAAAATTTAGCACAAAGAATTTTTAGAATATTTGTAGCAGGTACAGATGCGTTCCGTGCAGACAGCACGATATTAGATGGATTTGCCGGGGAATTTAATGCCAGTGCAAGTTATATAAGAACGCCAGTTTGGATTACCGGTAACGACTTGGGTGTATTCCGTGCCAATAACTATATTACAATTCCCATGGCATTGTACGATAGCTCTAATGTTGAATTTGGAATTGTTGATTCAACTCAACTGCCGCCAGGATTAAGTTTTGACGCTAACACTGGTGACTTATATGGCACAGTTCCATATCAACCAAGTGTCAGTAAAACTTATACATTCACATTAACTGCTACAAGATACGAAGGTACAGAATCAGTAACATCTACAAAAACATTTACTATAGGAATATTAGGATTATTAACTAGTCAAATTACATGGACAACACCAAGTAACTTAGGCACAATACCAGCTAACTATATTTCTACATTAAACGTTCAAGCCACATCTAATATCCCAAGTTCAGTAGTATCTTATGTATTAACCAGTGGATCTTTACCTAAAGGATTAACATTAAACCCAGACGGTGAGATTATTGGAACTCCTAATCAATACTATAACGCAGCAACTAACACTTTAGGGTTAACTACCATAGACATGGGCAGTACTACGTTTGATTCAAACACTACCACATTAGATAGAGTTTATACATTTAGTATAACTGCACAGGACCAATATGGCTATAGTGCAGTGACTCAGACATTCACACTCACGCTAGATGCTCCAAACACAACTACTTACAGTAATATAACTGCAAGTCCTTTACTAATTCCAGCGCAGAGAGCATTGTGGAAGTATTTTATCAGTAACACTACACTATTTCCACCGACAGATGTCTACAGACCAAATGATCCAAATTTTGGTTTAAGAACAGATTTAACCATGTTAGTATACGCAGGTATAGAAACAGAAGCAGCTGGAGCTTATGTCGGAGCTATGGGGTTGGGCGTTAAGAAGAAACGCTTTCAATTCGGCAGTGTAAAAAATGCAATAGCAGTTGATCCAACAACCGACCAACCAGTGTACGAAGTAGTTTATGTACAAATGCTTGATCCAATGGAGCCTAACGGCAAACACTTGCCATTAAGCATAGAAACAATTAACCCGTCATCTACTGTTATTACAACAGATACTAGTAATTCGATTTGGAGCATAAATCTTTCAGACTTATCACTTGATGCGCCAGCTGCTAGTCGCCCGTTGTCTAACATTACCGTGGACAGCACAGGCTACACAGCAAGTAACCCACACGTAGATACGTACTTCCCAAACAGCATTACTAATTGGCAAGAAAGGTTAAGTGCTGTAGGGTTAAGTGAACGTAACTATTTGCCTCTTTGGATGCGTAGTATTCCTTCCGGGTCTAAAGAGCAACGAGGGTATGTATTATGCGTTCCTATATGCTTTTGCAAAGTAGGCACAAGTGCTACTATACTTGAAAATATACGAGAACTTAGTACATTTGATTTTAGAAGTATAGATTTTACCATAGATAGATTTACAATAACAGCGGTACTTAATTCCTCAAATGAGGTGGTACAAAGCGATAAATACCTTGTATTTAGAAACGATAGGATAACAGTATGACAAGCGCAATAATTTATAACACAATTACTACTAACTACCCAGTAGCAGGACAAGATAACGACAGCCAAGGGTTCCGTGATAATTTCACAGCTATCAAAGCTGGACTAGCCGAAGCTGCTACTGAACTTACTGCTCTTCAAACTGTAGCTGTGTTGTCCGCTGACTTGGCTACACAAACTACTCCGGTAGTTAATAATTTACAAGGCAGTACAATTAGTAATGCGTTGTACAATCAGTTTAGCGGAAAATTCCTTCCTATCACACAATCTGCTAGCACTGTTCCTAATTACCTTACAATGTCAGCTGATTTTACAGCGGCCGCAGTTCAAGAATTCAACATCAAATATACAGGCACTGCAATCAATTTTACTAACTGGCCTGTGAATAACACACCAACTGGTAATAATTATTATAGCCTGTTAAGAATCATACTTACCAATGTTAGCAGCCCGTCAGTATCTGCTATCGTTACATTTGGTTCTAGTCTTGGCGGTGTTATTAAAGTAGCAACAAGCGATAGCATATTAACACAATCTGGATCAAATGCTACTATCACTCTTGGAACAACTGGTTTAACTTATGTTGTAGATGCGTGGACCGTTAACAGTGGCGCAACTGTATTCATGAAAACTTCGAGCACATACTAATGCATCCATTAACTGGCGATTTATCTAGTTTAAAAGATAGTGAGATCGAATCTAAAGTGCAGGATCTTACTAAAAAATATTTCATGACTTATAATTCGGAACTTCAACAACAGATCAGTAATATGTTGAACGACTATAAAGAAGAATTATCAAAACGTAGACAACATGCTTTGTCCAAATTAATGAAATCGGCTGATAAAAACCTTGACAATTTAGTTAAAGTCAACTAAACTATAGGCTATGCGCCTAGATCAATTCGGTAATCCTATTTTTAATTCAGCTGATATATTCAAATTCCTATACCAAGGAAAATTAACCAACCTCAAAGACATTACTGTAGACTACAGTGAAGACATCGAGCAGTTGGAACAAACCGCTGGATTTTCATTTCAACGATTCAATGAGCAACTAGATCAAATTAGTGTAGAAGATTTTGACTCTGCACTACAAAGTGATTGGTTTATGCCGCCAGAATATCGCGACTTTGATGTAGAAGAATGGTGCTTATCTCGATGTACTACTACTGAACAAGAAACTCGTGTTCGGGATGAAATGGTAGCTTATAATGAACGAGGTATGATTCCATTACTGCAATGGACCAAACATTTTGTAGATACTTGCCACCAAAACAATATAGTCTGGGGAGTAGGACGTGGGTCTAGCGTAGCCAGTTTTGTATTGTTTTTGTTGGGCGTACACCAGGTAGATTCAGTCAAATATAATTTAGACTGGCAGGAATTCTTGAGATAAGTATATACATAATCCAAGGAGATTAAAATGGCAATATATAAAACAGCATTAGGCAAAGAAATTGATATGGGTAAGTTAGTTCAAAAAAATGAACTAGTACCAGCAGTAGGCAATGCTAGGGTAAACGCTCGTGGCGATAAACTTGGCGCTGGCGGGAAAATCATTCAACGCAGAGAAGAACTACAAACTGCGGCTAACCAAATTCCAGATCAAATTAATGTTCGACAGGCACCACCCGCACCTGCTCCAGTTGCACCAGCGCCAGTAGCAGTCGCTCCCGCACCAGTTGTTGAAGAACAACTAAAACCAGTGCCACCAGCCCAGAAAGCTAAAAACATTAAAGATATGGATCCGGAAGGAAACGAATAATGGCAGAGTCAAAGGGCATAGGACATGAGGGCTATAAAGCCAAAGTACAAGGAAGATTAATTCCTCTCAAAGATAATGTTCTTATCACTGATATGAACTTTGATGGCCGTGTATCAAAAGGCGGCATTGTTATACTCAGCGATGATGGTAAGACCGAAGGTGTACGTCATCGTTGGGGTCGTGTTTGGGCTATCGGTCCAGACCAAAAAGATGTCAAAGTAGGAGAATGGATACTATTGGAACATGGTCGTTGGACTCGTGGAATCACTGTCGATGACCCGGATACCGGTGAAGAAATTACTATCCGAAGAGCAGACATCAAAGCTATCTTAATGGTTGCAGATGAAAAGCCCGGGGAAGAATGGGAAACTGTGGGTCAACACACCAAAGCACAAGGGCAGGTGTTCACACCAGATATGTTTGCACGTTAATCCATTTGAGCATCAGGCCTCTAGACAAGGCCTGTTTTCACCTGTACAATAAGCTAAAGGAGAATCACATGGACTTTGTCACAGGACTAATAGTATTAGTAGCATCGATATATTTTGCAAAAGAATCATACGATGACCAAAGAATCGGTTCAGCAATGTTTTGGGCAAGTCTAGTTGGTTGGAATATACATTCGTTATTAACAATATTATAAGGAACTATAATGAGTACACATGAAGAAGCAGTAGAAGATATTAAGAAGGCAAAAAGTGTTTTAGACGCACAAGTAGCAGAAAGCAAAAAGTTTTTAACACACACCAATGTAAGTATGGTTAAAAGTGGATTCAGAATTGCAGCTGGACTTGCGATTGCAGGAGCAGGTTGGCTTGAAATGAATCCATATATGCAAGCCGGTGGACTGTTATTAGTCCTGGCAGAAATTTTAGGCATTGCCGAGGAACTAGTATGAAAGAACTATGGGTAGAAAAGTATCGGCCAAAGTCTGTTGATGGCTATGTGTTTCGCGATGACGCCCAGAAGAAGCAAATTAACTCATGGATCAAAGACGGTAGTATTCCACATTTGTTGTTAAGTGGAAGCCCGGGTATCGGCAAAACTACGTTGGCTAAAGTACTAGTTAATGAAATTGGTATTCCAGAGTATGATGTGTTAGAAATTAATGCTAGTAGAGATAACAGTATTAAAGAAGTACGTGACCGTATTACAAACTTTGTGCAGATGATTCCATTTGGTCCGTTTAAAGTTGTACTACTAGACGAAGCAGATCGACTGAGTCCAGAGGCACAAGATGCTTTAAAAGGTGTTATGGAACAGTATGCGGCACACAGTAGATTTATTCTAACTTGTAATACTCCAAGCAGGATTGTGCCAGCATTACATAGTCGCTGTCAACAGATGCATTTTGGTTCGATTGATCAAACTGAATTCACAGCTCGTGCGGCTACAATTTTAGTGGAAGAAGGTATTGAATTTGACTTGGATACTTTAGACACTTATGTACGAAGTGTGTATCCTGATTTGCGTAAGTGTATTAATCTGTTGCAACAAAACAGTTTTGATGGCAAATTAGTTGATCCTAAACAAGAAGATAGCGGTGTTAGCGATTACAAACTTGAAATGGTTGAGTTGTTTAAAAAGGGAAAAATTAGCGAAGCACGTAAACTAGTGTGTGGCAGAGCCCGTCCAGAAGAAATGGAAGACATTTACAGATGGCTCTATGACAACGTTACTATTTTCGGTGATGAGTCAGTTCAAGATAAAGCTATACTTATTATCAAACAAGGTGCAACGGATCATACATTCTGTATCGATCCAGAAATTAATCTAGCGGCTACGCTGATCAGGTTAAGTCATTTAACACAATAAAAAAGGGCCCTAAGGGCCCTTTTTTTACATCACTTATTCTCCATAAACCGCTAACACCTCCTTCACGGCATTATGGCGTTCGATGTCTCGAGCATCAAATTCAATGATATCAATGTGCTCTAAATATTCTTTTTGTTTTAGTAGATTGCAAAAGTCAATCAGACCATTATCGCTCAATCGGTCTGCTTGTGCCAAATCGCCTGTCACTACCATCTTAGACCCTTCTCCTAAACGAGTCAGTAGCATTTTCATTTGATTTACTGTAGCATTTTGCATTTCATCTGCAACGATGTATGCGTTTTTAAATGTGCGTCCACGCATATACGCAAGTGGGCTTATCTCAATAACACCTTCCTCTAGCATTCCTGCTATTTCTTTCTTTTGGTAATATTCGCCCAAGACATCGAATATAGGTCTTGTCCACGGAGCCATCTTTTCATTTAAGTCACCTGGTAAAAATCCTAAATCTTCGTCTACGGACACGGCGGGTCTTGTCACAACAATCTTGTCAACTTTCCCTTCCTGAAACAATTTAACTCCAAACTGTACAGCCAGCATGGTTTTACCCGTACCAGCAGGTCCGATAGCAAGTACTATGCTAGTGGATTCTTCATATAGTTTGGTGAGATACAGTTTCTGATTAGCGTTACGTGCGCTGATACTGACACGCTGCTTTTTCGCCGGAAGATATGGCTGAAAGTCTATTATGTTAACTTCTGATGTAAAACGCTTTTTCACTCGTTGTTTACTCATCTAGTTGTGCTCCTACTCTACTGTTAAAGTAGGACTTGTAGTGACCGCCTTTGATAACTACAGAGGTCCTACACTATTA